GACAAAGTAATGTGCCTTATCTGCTGTTGTATTCACAGGAACATAGTAGCCGTTATGGCAAACAGGACACTCAACTTTTTCGCCTTTTTTTAACTTTGTGAGAATATCATTTTCTTCTGCCATGAACATAGCCCCCTTTTCTCCAGTTAAATTCAGGATAAACGTCTTTTACTGCTTTTATTATAGTCCGCTTTTCTGAAATTGTCAAGTAATCTCTGTTTCTTGCGTGTTTTAATTCTTGAGCCAAGCATACACACTCAGACCATTGACTTTGTGATATTCCGTATTTCCAATGCGTGCGTTCGTGAATAACGGAACGTGCTGCCCATTTGACATTCTTGCAGTTACTCAAGAATATTCTTATTTCACCATTTCTTTCATCACCTCGAACTCCGTCCGACCGCCTTTCATACGTCAACTTGATACGCTGAGGTAAACTCTCAATATCTTTTAACGTTTCTAAGCCTATCTTGCTTGTTTTTAACTCTTCAACGATCTTGTCAGCTGTTATTTCAGCATTTTCAGGCATTTCATTCTCATTGAAAATATCAATATCCTTTGCATTGTTTATTGAACCGCCATACACTTTCTCCCTAGAATAATCCCTCCGCAGAACTTCGCTGTTAGCGTTTATAAAGGCTTTCAATTCCTGCTGTGCCTGCCTTACTTTCTTGCGGTAGGCTTTTGCTGTGTCGGGGTCGAGAGTGCCTGCCGCAAAGCGTTTTAGCTTGCGGACTTTCCGCTCCATTGCACGCTGTTTCTGTTCAAGCTCTCGCTGCTCTTTTATCTTCTCCGCCGGTATCGGCTCAGGTATCTGCGTTCTGCCGTGTATATACTGCGTCATTGTGTGACGGCAATTTGGGTGGAAAAGCCCGTTCTTTACGGCGTATGACAGCAGCCAAAACCACTCGCCGCAGTAATTTGACTTGCCTTGAAACTCGTCCTTTTCGCCCTCCCATACCGTGAATACATCATCAATGTATACTTGACCTTGCCAAGGCTCACAGGTCTTTGAACAGCCGCCATACTGCGACACAAGCACCGTATCATACCCAAGCTCTGCAAAGCGTTTCGCCGCACCCTGCAACGCTGCCCTTGTGGAAGTTGTCCGCAGAGCCATTCGCACATAGTCTGCAATGTTCACTCGCTTGCCGTCAGCGTATACGATACAGTTTATGCCCTTGTCAAGAAAGTCCTTTGTGGCAAGGTCGATAGCCTCGTTAAGCGTCATAGAGCCTGTTCCCATTGCAAGCTGTACCCTATTCAAAGTCTGCCTGTAAATATCGTCTGTCATTCGCAGAGCGGCTGTTTCAGCGGTCTTTTCAAGGATGGTGACGTCTTCCATAAGCTTTGCCATTTTCTTTTCGTTCACGCCAAAGAAATGCTTGTCGGGGATAGGTGTTATAGGCTCGTCAGAAAGCTCCTGGGCGCTCCTTTGTGCCTGCTGCTGACCCTCTTGAAACTGCTCCGCCATAAGCTGTCTTGTCTGATCGTCGATAACGTCAACGTACTCGTTCATAATGTCAAGGTTTTCACGGCGGAAGTTCTCCATATTTTTCAGTTTCTCAGCCTGCCAAGCAGACCATTCAAAGCCGTAACGCTGCTCCTCCGCCTTGTGCCTTTTGAGATTGCGTTTCAGTGAAGATATGAGCCTTAGCTCTATCTCCTCAAATATCTTTGCGATGTCTTTGAAGCTGAGAATACCGACCACCTCCAAGTAGTTGATAGCAACAGAGGGTAAACAAATTCAAATGAACGGAAACTATAATGCCCCGTCCGGACGAGAACCAAACTCGTCACCTACCGCAGTAGGCTCACCCTCTGTAAGCCCCTTTTCCTGCATTATCCGCTTAACCTCTGCAGCTTTCCAATCATCCTCTTTAGAACTGCCCCACAGCTCCTCCACCTGCGTTTCAACTGACATAATACCATACGTGCTTGCCTTGCCCACAGTCTCAACTCTGCTGTCAAAGTCAGGCGCACCGTACTCGCCAAAGTCAACTGTCACCTCATAAGTCTCAGGGGCTTTGCCCTGCATATTGTCATAGGTCATAAGCACCGCAGAAACAAGCTGTGGCAGAGCCTTTTCAAGAGCCGTTGTAATAGTGTTTCGGGTGTTGCCTGTAACGTCTTTCTTCTCTCGCTGAGCGTCTGCACTTGACATCTTGCCCACATCTATGCCAAGCGTGGCAGGAGATACAAGCCCTTGCAGACACATAAGCAGGCAATTCGTATAGCTTGCCACAAACGCCTCATACTTGATATCAGGCTGAACTACTTCTATCTTAGGTGCTGCTCCTTCTGCTGACAGCGGTGGGTCAATGCTTATGTAACTGTTGCCGAACTGGTTAGGCGCTTTAAGCTTACCGCTTGCAGGATCTCTAGGTATCATGCTTTCGGGGATATACTGCTTTACCCTGCCTGCTCTGATAGCGTCCCACCATTGTGAGATCACCTCGTCCAAAGCGTCAAAGCAATCAGACTTACCACCGTCAAAAATGCTCTTGCCTCTGTTTGGATACTTTCGTGATGAAAAGAATTTCAGCGACACAGCCATTATATACTCGCCCTCAAACTCAGTTCGGGGCGGTATCTGTGCAAGGCAAGGCACGTTGTCCAAACCGACCTCGTGACCGTTATCGTCATACAGACGGCTTTCTATGTACCCCTTGCCGTAATGCTCTTCAAGGTGAAATTTCTTCGAGCCTGCATAATGCACAGAATGAAAAACGACCTCGTTCAGCAGACCTCGTACAAAGTTATACTCCACTTTGTCAGCACCGATAAACTCGACTATTGGCGTATCAGAAAGCTCAGTATCGACAGATATCTTGAAAGCTCCGTCGCCGTCAACAAGGGCGGTAACTATCGCCTTGCCTGTCAGCTCTGTGAAGTCTATATGCTCGGAAATATTATCAAAGTCAGCCTTTGCTTTGTCCCCTGTGACCTTGATATCGTCCATATCAGAATAGACAATGTATGAAAGTGTATCGGCGATTATTGCAGGCAGGCCGCTATGTATCTTGCGTATCTTTTCATTCTCAGGGACGCTGCTCCAGAATGAATTTGTGCCTAAGTTAAGCTGACGAAAGAACTGTGAAAGCTCTGCGGCGTCACCACGATACCAAAGCTGCGACCTTATCACATCTGTCATAAAACCTGTTTTCTCTGTAATAGTTATGCTGTATTCGGGTGCAGGCTGGATATCAAGCCAGTTTCTTATCATATTTTTCACCTTGCTTCCTATGCTGAATTTAGTCAATCTTCACACTTCCTATCTTGTCACGATACGGCAGCCAGGCATACTGACAGGAATTGATAAGGTGGTCGTTGCCGTCCTCCGGCTCAGAATTATCCTCTTTCCAACTGTATATGTTAAGCTCGCCTACGTACTCCTTGCAATGCTCAAGGATATAAAAATCACCTGCCGCCAGCCAAGCTGACTGCAAGTGTATTCGGTCGATTATTTTCGTTTTCTTGAATGCCGGGATAAAATTATATATGCTGCCTGTGAGCCGTCCGAACTTCTGACATTCAAGTATGGTCGCCTGATCTGCGCTGTCGATATATACATCTCGTGCAAAGCCCCACGTCCTGCGGTTTTTCTCCAAGAACGCCGTGAATATTTTCGGTATGTCGGAGGGCGTGAGAGGCACTTGTCTGTCACGATTGTTATACACTTCCTCGTCAAGAGTGATGCACTTTCTGTCAGCCGTTATGCCCACAAAGGTGAACGCTATGGTATCAGGTGAGGATTGCGAGTAAGCGGTGTCAAGCCCGGCTGAGAAATACACGAAGGTAAAAGCTTTCGCCTGCTCTGCGGTAAGAATATTTCGCTTTTGCAGGTCAAACACAAGTCCTGTTGCACGCCCTCTCAGACCGAGTATCTTGTTCTTGTACAGCTTAGTGCCTTTGGGAGCGGCAGCCATTTTCCGCTTGATATCCTCATCAGTAAGTGAAAGATTATCACGAAAAGTAAAGAACCAGTACCGCCAATTTGGTACAGGTTCTTCTGTAAGCTCTTTCATTATCTCCGCAGGCACGTCACAGGCGTATTTCTGATACGGACGTGAGCGGTTGACAAACTCTTTATACACAGGCAGAGAGGGGTCGTCAGGGTTGAGGGTCGCCATAAGGTAATCGTTACGGGTTGACATCTCACGGACAAACTCGATATCAGCGGTATTTATCTCGTCAATATAAACGCAGCCGAACTGAGCGCCCAGCACCATTTCCCACTTATCCTTGTTGTCATATCCCAGAACATAGATTATCTTGCCCTCAAACTTGATATGCGGCAGTTTGTAGTCCTTATCACCGTTGCCGAAGTACCGAGCATTGGTGTGCAGGTCAAGAATGCCGTTATCCTGCTGAATGATAGTTTCCTCAGCCTTTCCCGTAGTCTTAGCGGCAATGACGTGAAGTTTCTTTCGGCTTGCCGACACCATACGCATAAACTTTATGCCTGCGCCCACAGTTGTTTTACCGCTTGCGGTAGTCCCCTCAAGGAAGTCCGCAGACACGCCCCGAACGCTGTTGATAAAGTCGATATACTTCTGCGACAGAGGAAAGCTACTCGTCAAGCCCCTCACCGCCTATCTGAGCGAAAACGTCCGAAAGCTTTTCAGAGGTCTTGACCTCCGCCTGTATCTTAGCCACATACTCCCCTGTCATTTTGTTGAGGGTATCGACGGCTCTGATGCGGTCAGCAGGGTCATTCTTGCCGTCCTTAGCGATATCAGACAAGAGTGCCTGACGCTCCTTTGCGGTCATTATACGCTCGTCCTGAGCTTTCTCGGACAGCACACGGATATACTCCGCAACACTAGGATTATCTAGGATTTTGCAGGCGTCAGCTTTCGCATACTTCTCGCTGTATCCTGCCTTTATAGCACTCTGAACGGTGTTGCCGCTCTGAGCATAGTATTCTGCAAATTTCTTTTGCCGTGCTGTCATGAGAGGCACCGTCCTTTCTGAGATTTTGATATAAAAAAGAACTGCCACATTGTTGTAGCAGTTCGTAAAAATTTATTCTTTTTGTTTTAATTGCCTGAAATACTTATTCACCAAATAATTAAATTCTTCTTTATCTCTTCCGGAAAAACAATAACTGTCTTTTTTAAATCCAGATTGTAAAATTAACAGGTCATTAAAAATACTAAGCTTTGCCTCTTCATCTAATGAATCAAGTGACTGTATTCTTTCACGAATATTAGATAGTTGTCCGAAATACCAAGATTTTGTTTTTGATTCAGACAAAACTTTTGACAGTTCTTGTTCGTCATATCCATAGGATTTTTTATCTATCTTTTTTCCGATTGCATCTATACGTTCCAACAGTATACTTACTGTTTTGCTAGATATATTAACTTCTTTATTTTCATCTAAATATTTAAGCGTAGTGTAATCTTTAACAGCCCTTGCAATCGGATTGTCATTGTCCTCTTTGCTATAGTCTATATTATGCGCAAATTTCTGAATTTGTTCTTTTAACTCGGATGTGCCTTTAATATCATTACAATAAAAAATTGCACGATCATCCTTTACATCAAAAGGAAGTTCGAATCCGTCTAATTTATTTTTTATAACAATAACCGGCTTTTTTATTGCATGTCTGAAAGCTAATTCATACATAACATTAGGATTGAGATTTGTAAGATTGGCTATAACCAGTTCGTCACTATAAATATGACGCAGTATATTATCAGTAATTGATCCCGTTTCACTGATTCTATGAGATACAATAACATCAAAGTCATCTAACGCTGGTTTGATGCAATTATCTATGACTCCCTCTATCTGACGTCTGATTTCTGTATTGTCATCACCTATGGGGGTTATTACAAAGCACTTTTTATTTTTTTCCATAACAATTACTCCTCATAATAATATTTCTTAAATAATATCACTAATCAGAGCGAAAATCAACGAAATGCACCGAATTTCTATTTACTGCATAAAACACATTTGTATTTTTTATGCAGTATATCAAAAATTCGACATTTATGAACTTTTTGCGACACAACGCAAAAGACACCCCTTTCGGAGTGCCTCTTGTGAAAATATTATAAGGAGTTTTGTAAATGGTGGAGCAGATGTTGAGCTGGCACGCTCTCGACCTGCATAGCCCCTTACGGGGCTTAGAAAATTGGAGGTGACTTCAATGAAAGTACAAGTCTGAGGTACATCTACACTTTCCTCAGTTTAAATTATAACACACCTAAAACGAACAAAACGAACACACTTGATTATTTTTTCAAATATCTTTTGACTGCCATTCTACAGCCGTCCGCCGTACCTCCGACCTTGTGTCCTATCTGTATCCAAGTCAATCCCTTTACAAACCTGAGTACAAATATCTTCCTCATTTGTCTATCCTCTATCCCCTTGATAAACTCCTCAATAGCCCTCTGCTCACGCTCTAGTCGAGCCTGCTCGCACAGCAGTGAAAGTGTATCACCGCTTGGCAGAAAGCCGTCTATGCGTGTGCTGTGTGGTGTGTAGGACGGCGGAGTGCATACGCTGATACTGTCGGCAACGTACTTGCCTGAAAGCTCTGCCTTGATGTCCTCAATGGCTGAGGCGTTCCTGCGGTAGGCTTTCAGGCGTGACATGGTCATAGGGTCGTTTCTTTCCATAGGATCCCTCCTCTCTTATTCCCATCACAACATACCCATTCTTTATTCCCCAGCCGTTGAGGATATATGTTATCTTGTATGTATGTCCTGATATCTCATGTTTTGCGTGTTCTCTTACTGTGCCGTCTGAGCTACGATAAGACGTTCCGTCCGTCGGTATAAATCTTATCAGATCTCCCGTCTGAAAACCCCTGTCATTCTTTCTGACCTCGAAAGTTTTCTCGCCGCTCATAACAGCGTCACAAAATTCTATGCTAAGTTTCAGATTATGTGTTTTCATTCTTTTGCCTCCTCACACCTCAACTCTTCCAGCCTACAATACACCAACGTATTGCCACAAGTCTTGTCAGCGATCTCTGCCTGATAGAAGAACTGACCTGTCTTACTGTTCTTGCGGATAATGCACCCTGTCAGCTCGTAGCAGTCAGAGCCGTTGTAGCTCACCCTGCGTCCGAGACTCTTCTTTACTTCGTGTATCGTCATAGCTCCTCTATCCTCACATAAATGCCAGGTATGTCCGCCCAGAACTTTTCGCATATCTCACTCGCCACAAGCTGGTCGTCTGTCCAGAAGTCAAGCTTTGTCATGCAGTCCTTGAACATCTTCTGCAGGTTGTCTGTGTCAGGCTTGCTGATCTTGTACTCTCCGTCCTTGTGCTTGCCGTCATTAGGAAACAGCCACTTTGTTACCAGCCTTATCCCACAGATGTATTTCTCAGGCGGTCTGTGCCTTGCTAGGTTTGCCGTGAGTTTCTCTTTCGCCGCCTTGACTTCGGGTGGGTCATAAAATATCGGCTTGCCGTTTCTTACTGCCACCTTGTGCTCCTGCGCCGTAGCCGTCGGCGGTATCATCGCCATAAAAAATTCAGTCATTGTTATCTGCTCCTCTCCAAGTCCGTGTAGTTTGGTCATAGCTTATCATCTTGTGATTTGCAGCCATATCAAAAATCTTCTGCATTATATCAGGCTGAGATACCAACCACCTTGCGACCTCGCTTTGAGTAATATCAAAAGTTTCTGATGTAGTATGTCTGAGCGGCGGCATTTTTCTCGCACAGTTCAAAAAATCATAATTAATGTTTTTGCCTCGCATAAAGTCTACTCCTTTCGTGTCGGGTGCGGTTTATATTTGCTTATAATATTTTGACCGCCGTCCTTTAGGCGGTCAAAAATATATTATATAATATACTTTGTCTGTCCGTCCGACAAATTCGGTAATTTTCGATATTGTCCGACAAGAAAAAAAGTTCGATTTTGTCCTGACACTTTTTCGATTTTTTCCTGTCTGTCTAAAGTTCAAAAATTCGATTTTGTCTTGTCTGTCTACTGAGCTTTTAAGCCACATTCTCCCTCTTCTATCCAAAAGCCACCATGCTCTTTGAGGTATCTTCCAACGGTCTTTTCGCTCTTTTCTATGTACTCCGCCAGCTCAGAAATGCGGCACTTGCCGTTTTCCTGCACACCGCTGAAAGCTGTTTCAATGCTCTCCTTGCGCTCCTTGCTTCGGTCTTCATTGGTCTTCTTCTTGCTGAAATTCTTCTTCCAATTCGGTGAGATGTCCTCCACCTCGCAGTCTTTAAGCACGCCCACAGTATCCTCTCTGTGAACAGGATAATCAAACCACATATTGAGGGGAGCAAACTTCGGGAACTCTCTCAGAGTACCCTCTATACGCCATGCCGTGCGGTTTCTTACCGCAAGCTTAGCCTTGTCTATGTCGGCCATCATAAGCTTGTACGAGTTCGGGTGCAGGTACTTGTGTGTTATCTCCAGCATTTTTGACGGCGTAACAAGATCGTCCTGTGAACAAAGGTCATCAGTATTTCTGTAAAATCTCCTCATCCAGTCCTCACAGATACGGCAAACAGTTTCGTCCTCCTGCTGTTTGTAAAGGCTGTCTGAAACGTCAAGCTCTGAAAGGTCAAGAAGTGCGTCAGGGTCACGGGCGAATACTCCCGAACCGCTGGCTCTGTCCATTGAACGCTTACCGCCCTGTGCTCCCTTTGAGTGGTGGTGGCAGTATATGACCGCACAGCCAAGCTCTGTGCATACCTTGTCAAACTGGTTGCAAAAGTGAGCCATTTGGTCTGCTGAGTTCTCGTCACCTGTTATGACCTTGTAGATAGGGTCTATTATCACGGCAATGTAATTCTTCTTGCTTGCTCGGCGTATAAGCTTTGGTGCAAGCTTGTCCATTGGTACGCTGTGACCTCGCAAGTTCCATATGTCTATGCTGTTGAGGTTATCAGGTTCTAGGTGCATTGCGGTGTACACGTCCTTGAAACGGTGCAGACAAGATGCTCTGTCAAGCTCTAGGTTGACGTATAGTATCTTTCCTTTGGTGCATTGCCAGCCAAACCACTTGACCCCCTCAGCTATCGCCACGCACATCTCTATAAGTGCATAAGACTTGCCTGCCTTTGACGGACCTGCAATGAGCATTTTGTGACCCTGTCTGAGAACGCCGTCAATAAGTGGTGGTGCAAGCTCAGGCAGGTTATCCCACTCAGCACTCAGGCTCTCAGGGTCGGGGAGATCATCATTGATACTCTCTATGTAATCTTTCCATTCTGAAAAGCTTTCTTTGCCTATGTTCTTGTCAATGATGAACTGTTTCTTGCCGTTCCTCATTACGCCAGGCATACGGCTAAGACGTGAGGGATTGCGGTTTTGTTTATCTATGTCAAGACCGCTTTCTTTGCAGACCTTGTAAAGAAAATCAACACGCCTGCGATATTCATCATAGTTTGGAGCGTCTATCTTGACGATAGCGTGAACGCTCTTTCCACCGCTGTATACAAGCACAGCGATAGGAAGTTCAAGCTCTCTCATCACAGCGTTCTGCTGTTCTATAGGCATACTGTCGCTTTCAACAAGAGCATAGCGGTAGTCTGTTACATTCTCATTCTTTACGCCCTTGCCGTCAAGAGGATTGAAGCGGATCCACGCTCCGGCTTCTTCCTTGTAGTCGCCAAACACCGCACCAATGTCGCCGTTACATTCGCCAAGCCTCTTGATAAGCTCCCCTGCCGTCCTGTCACAGCACCCCTTGGTGGGCAGATACCTGGTCTTGCCGTCCTTTTCTGTTTCCCACGTTTGCGTAACATAGCCCACGTTCTCTCCTGCCTCAAAGAGTGTCTCAAGATAGGTGACTATCTCCTTGACAGGATCCCATTGGGCAGGCTCGGTGATCGGTATGCCCTCACCGCCGTTTACAAGGGGACTGCTTTCTTCTGCAACTATCTCGCCGTCCCAATCGTATGCCTTAAACTCATGGGGGCTGTATCCTCTTTCCTTTGCCATTTGCACGATAGTTCCTGCGGTCACGGGCTGAGCATTGCCGTTAAAGCCTTGCCACTTGCGTTCACACTCACCGCTGTGATAACGGCTGTCTGACCTTGACCAACTGTCCCAATCGTTCACGGAATAGCCCTCGTGCTTGAGAGCCATTCCCACATTGACCCATTCTTGATAATCACAGCTTGCAGGGTCTATGTATTCAAGCATTTTAAGCAAATTTGTGTTATCCATTCACTTCTCCTTAGTTCTCAGGTGTGTATGTTTTCGGGTCGATATCTCTCGGCACTCTCCAGCCGTTGGCAGAGATACGGGCTATCATCTTGCTTGCGCTGTCAAAGCTCCAAGAGCCAACGTGTTCAAAGCCCTTGCTTTCAAGCAGCCTTATCTGCTTTGGAGTGGTAAGTCCTGCATTGCGGCGCTTTTCAAGGCGGTCAAGGATAAGCTTTGCCTTGCCTGCGTTGTCTATATCGTCAGGGAAAATGCCCAACTTTTCAAGCCTTGCCTTCTGCTTGTCGGTAGCAGGAGCACACTCCCAGCCAAAAGCAGGAACATAAGAGGACAAGTCCTCAGCCTGTATTGACATTTCATACTGTAAAGGGTCAACGAGCTTTCGCTTGCGTGTTTTCATTTCTTTGAGCTGCTTTGCCAAAGACTCTTCACGCTGTGCCACAACGTCCTCGCTTGCCTGTTTTTCTGCCTCTTCGATATCCACTGCACAGCCTGCCTCATTGGCAAGATTTTCGGTCATTTTCTCAGCGACCTCTTCATTCTGACAGATAAGGTGTGCAGGTCTGCAAAGCTCGTGGCGTTCTGTGTGCCATAGGAAATCAAGCAGTAAAAGCTCTGTCTTTCCCTCGCAGAGCCTTGTACCTCTGCCTACCATTTGACAGTAAAGCCCACGCACTTTTGTTGGTCTTAGCACGATAACGCAGTCAACTGACGGACAGTCCCAGCCCTCTGTGAGGAGCATTGAGTTGCACAGCACGTTGTATTCTCCCTTGTCGAAAGCTTCAAGTATCTCCGCTCTGTCTGTGCTTTCTCCGTTGACCTCAGCGGCGTTGAACCCTTTGCTGATAAGGATATCACGGAACTTCTGAGAGGTCTTGACAAGCGGCAGGAACACAACTGTCTTGCGTTCCTTACAGTATTTGAGCATTTCATCAGCTATCTGATAAAGATAAGGGTCAAGTGCCGTGTCGATATCACTTGCCTTGAAATCTCCTGCCTGAGTTGATACTCCTGAAAGGTCAAGTTTCAGCGGTATGGTGATAGCCTTGATAGGTGAAAGATAGCCCTCTTTGATAGCCTGCGGCAGTGTGTATTCATATGCAAGGCTGTCAAACACCGAGCCTAAGTTCTTCATATCGCCCCTGTCAGGTGTAGCCGTCACGCCAAGTACCTGAGCTTCAGGAAAATGGTCAAGCACTCTCTGATAGCCGTCTGAGATAGCGTGATGAGCCTCGTCAATGATAATGGTATCGAAGTAATTTTCCGAAAAGCCTTTGAGCCTTTTCTCACGCATAAGGGTCTGAACTGAGCCTACTACTACACGATACCAAGAGCCTAAACAGCTTTGCTCTGCTTTCTCGGTGGCACAGCCAAGCCCTGTTGACTTCATAAGCTTGTCCGCCGCCTGGTCGAGCAGCTCGCCCCTGTGGGCAAGGATAAGCACACGCTTACCCTGCCGCACACATTCTTCCGTAACAGCCGAGAAAAGTATTGTCTTTCCCGTTCCTGTGGGCAGAACTGCAAGGACTTTGTTTATTCCCTCAGACCATTGTTCGAGTATAGCAAGCTTAGCCTCGTTTTGATATGGTCTTAAATTCATCATCAGAACGCACCGGCTTTCCAGCCACCTGTCTGAGCAGGCTGGCTATACTGTGGTGTCTGCGTCTGAGCAGGCTGAACGGTAGTCACATTCTCATCATAGGCATAGAGTTTCTTTATCTTGTTGGACTGCCTGTCCTCACCGTCCTTGTTCTTGTAGTTGTCAACGTAGACGTGACACTTGCCCTTTTTGCCTGTGATAGCGTTCCAGTTCATTTTCAGCGGCTCGCCATGCTTTTTCAAGCCGAGAGCCAGGAAAAGTGCTGAGAGCTTCCACTCAAACTTGTTGCAAAGGAAGAAGTTCTCTGTTATCTCCACGCTGTCCTCTGCACCCCAAATGGTGAATGTGACCTTAGCCATATTGCAGGGCGGCACTTTTGCCGACCCCTCGTGTCTTGCACGTTCGTACTTTGCAACGGTGAAGTCATAGTCCCCCTCAGGGAGCAGGACAAAGTCCCCACCCTCGTTCACTATCTCATCTTCCCAGCCGTATTCCATAAAATTATCCATAGTGTTGTCCTCCTTTTAAAATGGTACTTTCTGATTTTCTCTGATAAGCGGCAGCATTTGCTCCCAAGCGCCTATCAGACAGCCCTGCACGAAGTCGTCAGGATAGTTTGTAATAGGGGTATCATAAGGGAAATAGTTTCTCTGAGATACCACAAGACGTATATCCGATTCGCTTACGTTGTTGGCTCTCATAAGGTCTGCAAGTGCTTTCGGTATGCCATCAGGGATAACGATAGGCGGCGGTGCAACGTCCTCAAAGCCGCTGAGATCAGTAAGAGGCTCGTCCGACTTTTGTGTGGCAGTCTGTGCGGTCTGTGTAGGCTGTGCTGTCTGAACTGTCGGTACAGGCACAGGCTTAGGCATTTCAGCAGGCTGTGTATACGCAAACAGATGAGCTATACCACTATATTCAAAAGGCATTTCAGACGGAAGTCCGTCACGATTTTTAGCGTCCCAGCAGGGGTGATGTGTGGTGTACATAACACGGTCGCCGCCCTGAGCCTTGAACTTCTTGCCGTCCTTATCCACAGCTACTGCATATGTTTTGTAGTTTGCAAACAGCACCATATCTGCCCATTCTTTCACAAGAGGCGATATCTGAGAAGAAGTTTTCTTGCCGAGTTTCAGCTCCCAACGGTCATAAGCGCCAAGCTCGTCAGGCTGTTCAAACTTTCTCATCTGAGCGTGAGCCGTAAGCACAACGTTGATACCGCTGTCAACTACCTCCTGCAAGAGATTAAGAAACTTGCCTATCTCCTCTTTCTCGTAAACATAGCCGTTGCCGTAGCCGAAATCTTCAATGCCTTTCTTCTGATGTGTCGAGCAGATAGTTTCAATGCAAAGCTGTTCAGCCCAGTCAAATGTATCAATGACAAGGGTCTTGCAGAGCCTGCCGTTCATAGCTTCCTTTACCTCGTTTTTGAGCATTTCCCAGCTTGACGGCTTAGGAAAACGTCTGATGTTCAGCTTCTTTGTGCTGCCCTCAGTATCAATAAATACAGGGTCGGGGAACTGAGCCGCAAAGGTGGATTTGCCTATGCCCTCAGGACCATATATCACGACTTTCTGTGCGGAGCTTACAACTCCTGATGTTATTTCATACATTAAAATGCACCTGCTTTCCAAGTTTTCGTTTCTGTGTTTTCTTCCTTTTCGTTGTCCATTGACCTGCCGTCCTCGATAATGATACTGCACTCGTCACCTGTGGAAACTCTTGTGGCTATCGCCTGCAAGCCCTGTGCTTCAAGCCACTTGCCGAAGTCATCAAGGGTGTCGATATCCATTTGTTCAAGCTTGTCCAACAGTACAAAACCGCAGTCAGGGTTGAGCTTTCTCACGATAGATGTAGCGACGATAAGCTGTTCAGCACCGCTTATACTGTCCCACTTATGCCCGTTATACAGCAGCTCTCCGTCCTCAACGGAAAGACCCTCAAGAGGCAGGTCGGCACTGCCCAGCAGGTCAGTTTTAGCCTGCCTTACGCCCTCTATTTGCTCAGTGAGATATGTATACTGTGAACGGTAGTCCTCAGCGTCTATCTCAGCTTTCTCCCTGTCGAGGTTTGCTCTTATCTTCTTGTTCAGTTCCTCGATATCTGAGATGTTCTTTTCAAGCTCCGCCGTGCTTTCGTCCAAGAGGTTTTCTGCGTCAAGGCTTGCAAGCTTGAAGTTGTTCGCTGCCGCTTCATAGCTTGCTTTTGCACGCTCATAGGCAGACTTAGCAAGCTCCAACTGCTTTTCGTAGTATTCTTTCTGGTCACGTTTACGCTGATTTTCACCGTTGCGAGCAAGTATATCCTGCTGCTGTCTGATAAGTTCCGAAGCCGAAACAGGCTCGGCAGGGACGTTTGCGTACACAGGCATTTCCTTTGCGAACTTAGACTTCTGGTCTGCTATCCTGCCGATAGCGGTACGCTGGTCATAGAGGGAATGTTCCTTATGCTCAAGCTGATAGAGCGTATCACCCACGCCGATTATTTTCAGCAGAGTTGAAGCTTTTTCCTTGCTTGATTGATTTATGAACTTAGGCAGGTCAAGTGCGAACTGTTCAACGAAGCTGTTCAAAAGCTGCTGACCGCCTTTTTTACCTGTGCTGTCGGTGACTTTGAGTGAGCTGTTCTTGCCCGAACGCTCCACCACGATTCCATTGTTGAGAGTGATCTTCAAATGCGGTTCGACAACAGACCCCTCACGCTGAGGAGAGGACGGCTTATACTTGTCACCGCCAAGCGCCCAAGCGATAGCGTCAAGGACAGAGGTCTTGCCCTGCCTGTTCTTACCGCCGATAACAGTAAGTCCATTCTTTGCAGGCTCAAGCTGTACGGCTTTTATTTTCTTTACGTTCTCAAATTCAAGCGAGTTTATTTTTACTGACATTTTAGTTCGCTCCTTTCATATTTTCAAGCTTATCCCTTGTGCTGCATATCTTTCCATACGCCTCGCCAATGTCAAAGGCTCTATGTTCTCGCTCAGACATTCCTTCATAGATACCGATTATATCTGTACAGGCTTCGTCTACGGTATCATATGCTTGACAAATCGCTGCTTTTGTGCTATCATCAAGGTGTAATATTGAACTGGTATCTTTTGATACCTCCGAGCTTGTGCCTGTTGCCGCAGGTGCAGGCTCGGTTTCTTTTATGTAGCGGGCAAAATATCCGCCGCATCTATAGATTTTTTTGCTAAGCGGACAGTGTGCACAGTTCGTATCTGCACTAGTGCAAACCTCAACCGCCTTTTCAAACTCTTCTTTTGACATCATCGGTATCATCTTTATCCTCCTTTTCAATAGGTCTTACGCTCATATACTGCCTGCCGTCATAGTCCATCTTCTTCACAGGTTCAATCCCCTTATCCCTCAGCGACCTTGCGGCATCGCCAAGCCCTCTGTCGAAGTCCTCACGAGTCTTGTAGAATGCACATCTACGGCAGTAATCTCTCGTTGGCGTTACTGTCAGTGCACCGCACTCGTCAGACTTGAAAGTTGAATGGAACACGCAAAGGCTTACCGCTCCACTGCCGTTGTCAAGGGGCTTGTCCCTCTTAAATACCTCTCTCATCACTATCATCGTTTTCGTCCTCCTCTTTCTCAAAGCGTTTCTCCCATTGCCTATCCGCCACGCTCAGCACAAGATACATCACTACATCTATCCCTGCAAGCACGGCTACTGTTATCAGCAGTATTCCTACAATGTTCATTACCACTTTCCTTTCGCCTGTATCTCAAGCTTGACCACAGGTTTTGAAGCTTCCTTGATTGCCTGCTCCAGTTCCTCACGAACTGTATCTTCTGCGGTTTCTTTTATGTTTCGGTACAGTCCATAGATTGCTAGTGCAGCCAGTGCCATACATAATGCTATGGCAGATGCATATCTGATGATCTCCAACGTTGCTATCAGGTTGTTCATTGTCTCACGTCCTTTCATTTAAACGTCCTGTGTTTTAAGCTATCCACTCAGGGTGCTCAGTTCTTGCCGTTTCACAAAGCTTATCCCAGAGCGACGGGTCACGCCCGACCATATCCTGCAAAGCTCCGGCAAGCTTGCGACCGATACTGTCCGCAGCCGCCTGCCGCTCCTGCTCCGTGCAATCGTCCCAAAGCTTGTAACTCTTGCCGCCGTCGAACGAAACGTGCCTTATGACCTTTAAAGGCGGATATTTCGGCATTTTTATCACCTCCTACTCAATTCTATTGGATATCGGGGTTGTACTATGCTAGACAAGCTCCTCGATAATGGCAATGTTCTCGCCCTCTGAGCGGTCAACAAGGTCCATAGCCTCGCCTGCCGTCTTTGCCGTGACTGTTACCAGCCTTACGCCGCTGAACTTGTCCGTCAGCTTGATTTTGTAGTGTTTCATTTTTGTACCTCCTTGAAAAATCTAACTTCTTGTGGTATAATGTAAAAAAATCATACGAAAGGAAGTTTAAATTGGAAAAATTATATAGTTTCATTACCGTTATATGTCCTGTTCTCGCAATCATTATATCTTTTTGGTACTACAGATGTATAGTTAAGAAAAAAGACATATCAAAAGAACGACTTCTCAGTATATATGATCCATTGCTTAAACTGCTTAAAAATCATTTATATACATATAAAGATAATGAAAATTTTGATTTTGTTATAAAGCAAGTTTGCAATGTAATTGAAGATAATCGTGCTTATGTTGGAAATAACGTTTACAATGACTTTGAAATTTTTCTCAACTGCGAAGATAATGACAAACAGCTGTTTTATGAAAAATTTTGCAATAGCTTCTTAGATACTTACAACAATCTTTGTAAATATGTTGGCATTCCAAAAATTTCAACGCTATATCGCTATCAACACAATTGGTATGACCGACATGGTAAAATAGTTTTCATCACAAAAGCTACCTTACTTGCGATATTACAGACCATATTGATTTTTTCTTTGCTGTTTGTACTCTTTATCACAGTAGGCACAATACTATGTTTAACAGGCATAATCCCAATGCCATAATGAACATTATGTAGTCCATAACACAATCAAAATCACAGTCTGACAGAATACCACCTGCCAATAATCCGAACGCTATAGCATACACTATATTAGCCGCCAAGTTCTCACCCCTTTTCTCACCCCCTCTTTAATCACTTGTTTCCTTTAAGAAACTGTGTCTGCAAAAAAAATATCAAGTATCTTTTCTTGCGTAAGTTTCAGCACTTTGGAGATATTTGCGATCTCAGGCTGCTTAAACGCAGTTTCCCCTTTCATACGAGAATACAGCGTTTTCTTGTCCAAGCCTATTAACTCAGCGAGTTTTGGAATGGTCAGACCACACCTTGCTATCTCCGCATTAAGGTCATTAATATTCATTGCTTTCACCGCCCTTTCTTGTCTTAGTTTCCTTTAGGACACTTTCAGTATATCATATCAAAATAGCATTATCAACCCCTTTAGGAAACTTTTTTCACTTTTTTTGAAAAAGTAGTTGCATTTTAGAAACTTATATGTTATAATATAATCAATCCAAATCAGGAGGTCAAAAATTATGGACATAGGAAAACTTATAAATAAAAGAAGAACAGAACTCGAACTTACTCTTGAAGATGTGGGCAATGCTGTTGGCGTTAGCAAGAGTACAGTAAAGAAGTGGGAAGACGGCTTTATATCAAATATGAAAAGGGATAAGATAGCCGAACTTGCAAAGGTGCTTAAACTCAATCCTGTTTCACTTATCACAGGTGAAGAAACTGTTGAGGATACGTCTGATAGCATTTTCAATGACTTTGACAATATCAGACCACTTGCACTTAAAAAGTTTCCTATGGTCGGCGAGATAGCTTGCGGCAAACCTATTTTTGCAGATGAGGATCACGAAAGCTACATAATGGCTGATACTGATATCCACGCTGACTTCTGCCTTAAAGCTAAGGGTGACAGTATGATAAACGCAAGAATATTTGACGGCGATATCGTTTTTATCAAGCAAATGCCAATGGTCGAAAACGGTGAGATCGCTGCTGTGATAATTGATAATGAGGCAACGCTGAAAAGGGTCTATTATTATCCTGAAAAGCATAAGCTTATCCTCAATCCTGAAAATCCTGCGTATGAGCCGCTTGTGTATATCAACGAGGAGCTTGACACTATACGCATTCTCGGCAAGGCTGTTTGCTTTATGAGCAACTTGTGAGGTGACAGAATGTCCTCAAAGAAACGCAAATCAGAGCCAGGCTGCATTGCCACTATATTCGGCTATCTGATATTTGTCTGCATAATCGCTCTTATCATAGACCTTATTAGAACTCACATATCCGAGCGAGCCAAACATAACCTTATGGTAGTTGCTATCGTGATCGGCGTTATCATATTCATAAGCATGGTCTGCACCATTTACCGCAAGCTTCACAGAAAGTATACTTTGAAACAACTTGATAAAATGGACGGACACCAATTTGAATATGCCTGTGCTGATATTCTGAAAGCCAACGGCTACAAACACGTTAAGGTGACAAGAGGCTCAGGTGACTTTGGCGTTGATGTCATTGCAGAGAAAGACAAGGTCAGATATGCGATACAATGCAAGCGATACAATCACAAACTCGACAACACGCCTATACAAGAAGTTGTCGGCGGACTTGCGTACTACCAATGCGACAAGGGTGCCGTTATGACAAATCAGTATTTTACCGAGCCTGCCAAACAGCTTGCACAGGTGAATGATATAAAGCTGTTGGACAGAGATACGCTTTCACATATGGTTGATAAAACAGAAAAGTCATTTGATGATAAGCTTAATTTATTCAGATCTTATTTGACCAACTCATCTACAATGCTAGTTGCTTATCTCGAAAAGTGTGGAATTTATTCAAGGATAGAAGATATAAATACAGATACCAAAACACTGTCATTTACCCTTAAATTAAAATTTGCAGATGACATCGAGAATGTAAAGGCAAAGAAGAAAGCAATTTCAAAAATAACTAAAGCGAAAGTAATTGATATGGTGCAAAACGAGAATGATATGATAACTATCATTGTTCGTACACCAAGAAAATACAGAATAAAATCATAA